CATAAATCATTATGGAATATTTTTATTCTGTAAATTATATTACATAATATTTGGGCGTTTTACACCTTTGGACCTTTAAATTGCCGATTTACTTATCACAATTCTGCCGAAGGCAGAATTCTTGATACGTAAAAGGCAAATTATCGGTCTCAAAGTAACGTTGCCTAAGCAACATTCAAAAACGCCGACCCTGAGGGTCGGCGTTTAGAATGTCCAAAGGCGTAAATGAGAAAAGGTGTAAAAACCATGTATGATTTTGAATAGACGTTGAATGTTTTTATATACGTATTGTATATAATGAAATCTGTTGGAGGACATATTCCTAAATTTGGAACTCAGATTGGATATGATATGTCAATCGAACCCAAAAAACCATTTATCTACTATTTACAATCCGCAAGGAGAACTGCTCTTGGAGAATCAAAGACAGAAAAGGAAATAAAGGAAGAAATAAAAAAAATACAAGATGAAAATAACAAATTGAATGAAGAATACGAGAAAATACAAAATGAATTGTCTCCGATAATAGATGAGAAATACGATTTGGTTAATGAATTTAAATATTTCGAAACAAAATTATCCCCAATAAAATTTAAACCTGCCAACGCTGAAGCGATAAAACAAAAATCACCAGCAGCAAATTTTCCAAATTTTAAAAATAAGTTTATACGAAATTTACCAATAGTAAAATTAGATAATTTAACAGATTTTACTGATAAAGAAGAAATTAACGGGTTGGCTCTTAATTTACAAAAATTTATTAGTGAAGGAAATATTGAAGGGTTGAGTGTTAATTGTAAAGAAGAAATTGAAGAAGAAATTGCAAGTGGCAATTTTAAACCGGAAAATATGGCAATTCGCAGCACTGATGGACTTATAGTCGATTTAGGAACCAATTACGAAAAATATAATGAATACTTGACCAAAATTAAGTCATTAATAGATAAAATAACCCCTTTACACCAAAGATCGAAAGAAATAAGTGACACAGAGAGTAAAAACAATGATCGTTGGCGCGAATTGATAAACAAGTTAAAATCAAAAGGTTTAGCAGGTGGAAAAAAGACCCGCTTTCACCGTCGTAGCGCTTCCAAGAAATCAAAGAAAACACGCCACAACAGAAAACGATAAATTCCGCGTTCAGTTTCAACATGTATTCAAAAACATACATATTGAAATGGATCTATTTTTTAGTTTCAGGTCTATTACCAGAAAAGCAATTGAAAATACACGACAATGAACACAGACTCATTCTATATATGAGAATCATTACGATTCTCATATGTAGAATCTCCCTAACCATGAACTCATATAGAGTTCATGGTTAGGTTCAACTTGACATCATTCGACTTCACATCTGGTTCTAAGACTTTGTTGTTATTCAGTGTATCGACTTCTGTTTCATCCTTCACATTTTCTGATTTATCTGCCTCTTTTTTTTCTTCAGATCCATTTTCCTTCACGAGTTCTTCGGTTTCTTTGACTTCGGGTAGTTTTTCAGTATCGATTTACAACGACGACATGTATATATATCTTCAGACTATATTAGAAATTCCGAACAATCCATGCATTCACGTCTAGTCTCCCTTTGCTTCGCTAAGGCAACGAATTTCCCGAATGGTAACTAGCATATACGCCTGTCATATGGATTAACGTCTACTAGTAGAGGTGTCCTAAACGCGTAGTGCTGTAAGGACACCATTACGCAGTGCTGCTATCACTTCGTATGCGCGTTTGCCGAAACTCGCACTGTGTATTTGCCAAAGGTACTTCGTTTCAAGATTTTTAATCTCTACGAGTAGAGGTTAAAAATCCATATGACCAGACGTTAACACAATATATTGCTGAATTGTGATATATTGAATTTATTTCTTGTGATTGCGACGACGAGATTTGCCTCCTCTCTTGCGTAGGTTTTTGCGAGCAGATTTATTTCCAATATTCTTTCTGTGTCGGGGTTTGCGAGCAGATTTCTTTCCGATCTGCTTTCTTCTGCGCCTCGATGACCCCCCATTCAAAGGCACTTCATCCCCATTATCATCTAAATAATGATCAACTTTTTTACCATCTTTATAATAGTCAAAACCTGATCGAAAAGAACCTGAACGTTTAATACCCTTTGCTTTCAACATTTTTTTAAATTTCTCCTCAGAATCATCATAACTGGGTGGAAGATCGTCATTGTATGGACTTTCATCTGAACTATTATTCCAAGTTGCTTGGTCTGAACCATCGCCTGGTTGTGGTAGACCAAAATCGTCATCGTATGGATTATGACTTTCATCTGAACTATTATTCCAAGTTGCTTGGTCTGAACCATCGCCTGGTTGTGGTAGACCAAAATCGTCATCGTATGGATTATGACTTTCATCTGAATTATCATTCCAAGTTGCTTGGTTTGAACCATCACCGCCTGGTGGTGGACCATCAAGGTAATTATCATTTCCACCGCGTTTTTTTTTGTTGGGCATGTTTATATATTTATGATATGATTTTTTACTTCGTAATATACATTTATAAATTGTCTTGCGCGAACTTTTTGAAAATGTTCATTTCTTTCTGATACTTTTTCTCTAATTTTCGCTAAATTATTTGACGATGTAAGACAATTTTTATGAATCTATACGACTTACCCTATACGCTGGTCATATGGATTAATAATCCATATGACCAGACGTTAACGTTTGCGATGTTTTCTTGATCGTCTCGTTTTCTTGACGCGGCGTTTTGATTTTCGGTAGCGTTTTGATTTTGTACCTCCTTTAATATTACATGTTGTATAATTATCAATTTCTTGTTGAGTGTCTTCAATTTGTTTATTAAGAGCATCCTTGCAATGTTTGTTTTTGCTTGAACAACTGAATTTAGAACTTTTTGTTTGTAGTTCTTCGTACTGTTTAACTCATTTAATTTTGTTTTCGATTCCTCTAAATTTTTATCGAAATTTAATTCCTTAATAACTTTCTTTTTTACACCTTTGCGCATTGAAAGTGCGCAAAGTAACGTTGCCTTTTCACTCAAAAATCCGCCCATAATGGGCGGATTAAATGAGAAAAGGTGTAAAAGACCAAACGACACATCATCGGGCATTTGTAAAAATGATTGACTTGAGTTGTTTCCAAGTATTTTGAGGACACTATTTACGACGGTTTCACATTTTGTTGTAAATGAATTCTGATTTTTATTCCATTCATTAATACTATTAAAATCAAAATGTTTAAAAATGCAGAATACTGCAAGTTGGGCATTACAATCCACTGATTTTAATGCTTTTGTTGCAAATTCAACAATGCGGTTAACATCATCATCATTTAATTCTGTTTTGTAGCATTTGTCTTTTGGTAAAAGAATATAATCAGACACTGCATTATTAAATGCAGATTGTGTATCAACTGACATTACTATACACTATAATATTATTAAAATGTAAATTATACATTTCCAGCATTCTTCAGCGCATCTCTCAACTGCTGAGCATGAGCATCCGAATTATCAGTCTCTGCTGCCTCTCGCTCCTCGAAATTAATGCGCTCCTTGACCCCGATCAAATTACCCGACTCATCGATTGTCTGTGTCAGAACATTGCCGCTCTTCTTCGCCAACTCAATATTCTCCATAATCGCCTTCTTCTTCGCATCCTTAACGCGCTGATCGAACGCCTGCTTCGCACGCTCCTCGTTCTTCAACTTCTCGCTATGCAACTGGTTCAACTCCTCTTCCATGAACTCGACGCGTCCTGTCTTGTAAGCATCCGGATCCCAAGGAATCCACATACCCACAGGTCCCACAAAAATATCGTGGTTAGGATCGACCTCTCGCAATTTCTTGCAGCGTAATTCCGCCTCCTCCTGCGTATTGAATACACCACGGACCTTGAGTCCTCTCGTCGATGTCTGGAAAGCATGTTCTCTGCTAAATCTCAGATTCAACTGATCTTCCTGCTTGTCGCAAAAAGTTCGGAAATGGGACTCGAATGTCTCTTCCCGGAGTTTCTGTTCCTCGGATTTAGCGAACTCATTGAAGTCATCGGTTAATTCCTCGATTTTTGCGCCGTATTTATAGGCAATAAAATTCAGGAAATCTCCGAATTTCATCATTGTTTTACTGAACTCCCACTGCTTGATGAATTCGTCGAAGAGGAACGCTTCTCGCTTCTTTAGGATGTTTTCGGGGGAGACGAAACTGATGCATGCGAACTTTTGACCGGCGAGAGGGGCGTCTTCGTCGCACAGATCAACATATTTAGGGTTTGCTTTTCCGTTGGGAAGTGTTTTTCGTTCAAAATGAATTTGTTGAGAGGCAGACATTTTTTGGGCAGGTCGGTATGAATAATATTTAGGGGGATTGGTTTAAATGGTTTGAACGATGAATATTCATAAATTGCACTCTTACCAAAACTCTTTACATTTAATTATTATTTAGTATAATTTAGGAAGGAGGGTTGGGAAGGAGGGTTGGGAAGGAGGGTTCGAAAGGGACGAAACGCAGACGGGAAATACGTAAAACTTTAGCGACATTGCTTAAGGTCGCCAAAGTTTATAGTTTACATTTGCCCGCCTTTGGACCATGGGTTCCCTCCATTGTTTTGTTTTGCTATATTATATACTTTAACGAAATGAGCGTCGTAAACTTTGGAGAACTTGTTCGCCGTGCTATCAAGTACATCATCGAAGGTCTTGTTGTTGCTATTGCTGCTTATGCTATTCCCAAGGTCGGAAAACTCAGCACTGAGGAGATTGTCATCATTGCCTTGACTGCTGCTGCCACATTCGCCGTCTTGGATGTCTTCGTCCCTGCCATGGGATCATCGGCAAGAAACGGCGCTGGATTGGGCATTGGTCTCAACCTCGTCCGCTTCCCGGGTGGATTTTAAGAAAATCCTTCCTTCCCATTAGATTCGAATAGGAACCTAGTAATCAACATTCGGGTTCTATCTCGTGTAAGAATTATATACTGTTTGAATACGTAGTATATAAATCATCAACTGCCATCCAAATGGCAACTTTGTCAATAAACTCCCTATCAACATCCAACCTTCAAAAATGTGTTTTCATAATGAACGCACTTGAAAACGGATGGAAAGTGAAGAAACGCGGAGGATCATACATATTCACCAGGAAACACGAAGGACGCAAAGAGATATTCAAAGACGGATATTTAGAAACATTTTTGAAGGAAAATATGAACGCGTCTATTTTGAACATGTCCTGAACCCGGGTTTTCAAATAATTGTAACATTTTGCACAATATTTTAATGCATTTATTTTTGCAATAAAATATGATTTTTTTCTCACATTGGCATAGATCGGACGATTTTTTATGTAAGTGGCAGTTTTATTTTATTTAGGAATAATATAATTAAACCGAACCGAAATGGGAGGAGCACTCATGCAATTGGTCGCCTACGGCGCACAGGACGTTTTCCTTACAGGAACCCCCGAAATCACCTTCTGGAAGGTGTCATACCGTCGTCACACAAACTTTGCCATGGAAAGCATTGAACAGACCTTCTCTGGTCAGGCCGATTTCGGTCGCCGCGTGACATGCACAATCGCCCGTAACGGTGATATGGCATTCCGCACATACCTCCAGGTCACTCTCCCCGAGATCAACCAGGGTCTTAAGGGATCTTCTGGCGCTGTCTATGCCCGCTGGTTGGATTTCCCCGGTGAGCAACTCATTGCCCAGGTTGAGGTCGAGATTGGTGGACAGAGAATCGATCGCCAGTATGGTGACTGGATGCACATCTGGAACCAACTGACTCTATCCTCTGAGCAGCAGAAGGGATACTACAAGATGATCGGTCACACCACCCAGTTGACCTACATCACTGATCCCTCCTTCGCTGATGTCACTGGTCCTTGCGCTTCCAGTGGTGGTCCCGCCCAGGTCTGCGCTCCCCGCAATGCCCTTCCTGAGACAACCCTCTACATTCCTCTGCTCTTCTGGTTCAACCGCAACCCCGGTCTTGCTCTTCCCCTCATTGCTCTCCAGTTCCACGAGGTCAAGATCAACATCGATTTCCGCCCCATCGGTGAGTGCCTCTGGGCAGTCCAGAACTTGGTTGCCACATCAAACACAGTCTCTGTCACCCAGGCATACCAGCAATCCCTTGTTGCTGCCTCT